CCAATTAAGTGCAGTCATTGTCACCCCCTTGTTCCAAGTTGTGCTTTACGTTGTTCATTGAGTTCACGGTTTCTAGCAGCAAGTTCCGAACGACTCATCTTCGTTGGTTTTGCCGACTTGACATTACAGACACGAATTAGAGTGAACAATCGATTGAGATGCCAATATTGACACTCAAATGGTATATCAAAAACTGTCATCCAATAATAAACTAGTTCAGCTGTAATAACTTCTCTACTTTTTGGAGCACCAGGAGCCTCGTTGAACCAAGTTGCTGTCATCTTTGCATCGATATATTCATTAATTTCTGTAAAATTCTGCTCAGAAAGATTGGTATAAACTTCTTCGGGAATATTATCAACTAATGACATACATCTTATATAATCAACAACGTGTTCTGTAGATTTTTTGTCTCTACCTAAAAAAGGTATTTCATGAATTGACTCCCATTTTGACAGTGAGACTAGAGAATGCTCTAGTTCCAGAGTTATATCGTCGACAGTAGTGAACTCTTGCGTTTTATCGTCGAACATTTCGGTACCAGGAACAATAATTTTGAGCATTCCCTAGTCTCCTGTTGTCTAACTTCTATTTTAGTAGTCGAACGTCCAGTCGTCATCACCGGTAATCGCATGACCCGCCGTGGGATGCGCAGTAACATTAGCAACCTGACCAGAAGTAAGGGCGGGCTGAGCACCAGGCGACTTTGTAACGCCATTAATCTTCCACGTAATACCCGTGACAGTCGGAAGAGTAACGACATGTGTGCCAGAGTTATAAGTCGGCTGATTCGCCGGGACTCCGAGATCAACAAAGGTCACACCACTCTCAAACATGGTAATAATCTCATCGGGAAGAGGCATACGAGGATCAGCACTCGTCCCATAGAGAATATCCATAAGATCGTCGAGAGTATCGGAATCGACCTTAGTCGAGTCGATCGTCATAAGAGCCGTTGGCTTAAGATCAGTTACTGGAACTGGGGTAGTGGTGATCGCCCAACTAAACGCAATTGCAGCTGGCGAATCGTTAACAGTTGCATATGCCCTCTCAGACGGAGCAGCCTGAGCACCATAAACAAGATGCAACTTAAATCCATGCTCTGTACCATCAATATCATTACCCAAAAGAGTACGATAGCAAAGACCAAAGACTCTACGATTCTGCTGACCAACAGTTACTCCAGCAGAAGGAATTGCAGTACCATCACACTCCGAGAATTCCTCCGGATAAGTGAATGCCTCGATTGTACCACCGAAAGTCTCAGCTGCAATAAGGTTCAGATACTTAATATTATCAGCAAACTGAGGCGAAGCATCGGCACCAGCAGGAGACTCAGTAACAGTCGTAAGACCATTCCAAGCTACACCAGTGTTATAGTCACCGCTCTCATCCGGCAGAAACAAGACGCCATGGTCTACACCCGTTTCGTACAGGCGCTCACCAGTATCGTCCCATGTTAGAGCCGTCATTTGTATCCTTTCTACTCAGATAAACACGCTATAAACATCGTGATTCAGATCATCTGTTATATAAAATCTATTAAATGAGCTCATAGGTAATCTGGCCACTTTTCCCGGGATCTCACTATCAGGATCGAGATCAATAACAGTAACCATATAGCGTGTTCTGATGTCATATGGTTTGTCATCCGCAAATTTCGTATCAGCATTATCTCGTTTGTAAACAATACATGGATATTGCAACCGAATATTTATCGGAGGCTGGAAATACACATGTTCCACAAACGTTTCGAGGAGTGTTTGTAACTTAGCCCGGACCGGGTCCATTATATACCTCCCCAAGAGTAAGTAGAAGACGGGGGCTTTGCACTTCGACATTCGTAACCGTCCACAAAACCCCCGCCCACTCTACATATCGGATGGCAAAGAAATGATCGTTAGCATATGCATCGGCGACAATACTGATTAAATTAGATACGCTGAGATCAGGAGTAAGATTTTCTCCTGGTTGAAGATTTCGCGAATTGCGAATAACATCTCCGTAATAAGAACGCTCAGTAATTTGCTCAACGAATATGCCAGATCCAGATTCTGTTTCTACAGATTCATCTCCATATCCTACACGACCAAAAAACCTTGCCATGGAAGACCTACCTTACGCCGAAGTGTTGTTCTTGACCGTCCACTGATCGTGGATGTTATCGGCGAAGTAGTAACCAGAAGCTGCGACCGCGTAGACAGTAAGTTCCTCACCCTCGTCCAGAGTTACCGGAGCACCCGTGGTGAGCGTGCTATCGTCGCTGGCATCCTTGTACGTAACATGTGCAGTCGTTGCCACAGTCACTATCGTACCATCGAAGTCAGGCTCAACAGGAACAACAAGCGTTCCACCAGACTCAGCTCTCTTGATCACGATAGCCGAGCGAATCTTGGTGAGTGCACCCGAAAGGCGAGACTCGTACAGGTACTTGTACTGGTTGTAGTCAATGTCGAAGAAGTCGAAGAAGTTAACCTCTCCACCCTTATCGGCACCAATCGTGTAGTCTCTCAGATTGACAATGATGCCGAGAAGATCGGACTCATCTTCCATAACCTCGACAGTAACGATGTCTGAAACACCAATCTCCGTAGCGAGATCAGCAGCACTCTTCCACAAACGATGACCAAACTCATCCCTCGTGAGAAGGATATTGGTCAGAACCGGAAGTGTGGTGTAAAGCGTTGCTCCACCCGACCCCTTATATGACCCCATTGCAGAAGTGATACCATCGACAACATCGGTACCAGCTGCCGAGTCGTCCACAGTAAACGTCGGTGCATACAGATCATGATCATACAGAATAGAACGAATGCCCGCTCCCTCAGGAGTACCGGCAGGATCACGGATCTTATCATCGTCGTCGACATCACGACCATCACCAATAAGGATTGCACGAGCAAGTTCCTCGTCGAACATCAAACGCATCTCAGCCTTGAGCCACAACACAACGTCGAAATCGGTGATATCGAGAATATCGTCACGATCCAACCGCTGCTTCTTGTACACGGTGCTCGGCGTAGTGACACGCTTCGAAACGCTGAACCACTCTTCCTTCTTGAGAGCACCCTTAACGTAACCCTTAGCCCTTGCCTCAGCAAAGGTAAGATCCGCCACGAGCGACTTAACCCTCGAGAAAGGAGAGTGCCTAGTTCCATTCAGTACATTCGTAACCCACTCGACACGTCTACTATTAAACTCTGGAGTGTCGGTAATATTGCGAGCTTCGGGGAAAAGGACCTCGATGTTCTCAATGCCATGCTGAAGAGCATAAGAGTCAACGGCATCTCTCAATGACCCAAGCTTCTTGGCGGTATCAACGATTCCGCGCATTGCGTCATGGGTAAGAACATGCTTATCTTCGGCGTCCTTTTTGCCTTCGCTCTTCTCGAAGACGTTGCGTGACATGCGCCGTCCTTCCTTTTTGTCGTCATTATCGTCATTATGAGAAACATCATCTTTATTATCCAAAGCCGCACCAACCATAGTGTGAACAACATCTTTCTGTTCGGCCGACATCGAATCATAAATTTCTTGAGTTGACGAATCTCCATGAGAAGCTTCATCAGGCTTATCTTCAGGATCATCTTCAGAATCATTAGGCTTATCTTCGGGATCATCCTCAGGATCATCTTCAGACTCATCGGACTTATCCTCAGGATCATCTTCAGACTCATCAGGCTTATCTTCAGGATCATCTTCAGACTCATCCGAATGAATCACTAACCCAGTATAAATAATAGCTTCATCATCTAAAGTAACAACATCACCATCACTATGAGCTAATGCAATATTATCGATAAGGGCGCCGGGATTTGCTCCCGATAACACTAAGCTAACCTCACGAATCATTCCGTGAAGAACCTGCTTAGCCTTTTCCGTAAGCTGATTGGCGTAAATAGACAATGACTTAACATCGCCATGTTCTACCAACATCTTCGCATTTTTACCCTGTGGGGTTTCATTCAAATATGCGTAAGTATAAACGCCATCATCTCGATGCTCTAGAACTGCATAACCAAGAACATTCTCTGGAGTATCGTGGTTATGCTGCCAGACCAATGGAACAGTTTCAGTATCCTGATGTTTAAAGGCACCAGGTAAAATTGTCCGACCATCTGAGCATTTAAGACCAGCCTTTGTAGCGTAGCCACTAAAGTCAGGCTTAGTCTCTACTCCCATTTTGACAGTTCCTCCTAACTATTGGGAACTCAGGTTAACTATTGGGGTTTAGCTGTAGTCAAAGCTCGCTGAACATTGATTGCATCTTTTAAGCGAGTTCGAATCACAGTAATTTTACTCTTAAGCTCTGTGACAGAATCTTTATGTGTCGTAGTCTTCTTTGCTGGAGTCTTAGCTTTATTAACCTTAGCTTTATTCTTAAGTTGTTGCTTATGCTTTTGCCTATATTGTTTTGATTGTTGAGCAGATTTTCTTTTATCAGCTGCTGTTGGCTTTTTATTAGCAGTAGACTTTGACTTCTCAGCCGTTTGCAACATCTTTTTAAGTTTAGAACTCAATTCATTAAGACGATTTTTAATATCACTAACACGTTTAGCAGCATAAGCTTGTTGCTCCACCAATTGTTTATGCGTAAGAGTAACCGTCTTACCACTAGGTAATGTGACGGTATAATTTGATTTATTTGACCCGTTACGCGCATTCGTATTAACGGGTACAGCTCGTCCGTGACGACGACCCTTAAGATGTCGAGTACGAATATAGTACTCATGCGCTTTGACTGGATCGTAGGGTGCACCATCATGCATAAGAATGGTACCATCTCTCAATCTCATGGTCCACTCCCATTAGATGATGTTAATCCAGCAAATGCATCATCAATTGCTGCGTCAATTTGATCAAATGAAGAAGACATATCCGCTATTACAGGATTAGTTGCCGATGTGTCTTGCGGAGTACTAGTATCCTGAGTCTCAACTCCAGTTGGAGCAGCCTGAGGCATATTAGAGTTAATTAACTGATCAGCCTTAGGATCAGGATGCGGTTTCCATCCAATAACCTGACGCATTTCATTTGAAGTCGCAATTTCATTACGAGTAAATTTATCTGCAATTTCAGCAATCTGTTCAACAGGTACCAAATTAAATGGATTCTTAAAGAACAAAACCCACTGCTTTTGTGTACGAGCTGTCTTAGTTAAAAACTTACGTCTAAACTCTTCAACCGTTGCATTGAGAATTGGTTCAATGGTACGATTCCAATAATTCAGCATAGCTTTCTCATCGGCCGTACCATTCATAACTTCATCAGTTAAACCAAGTTGACCATAAAGCATTGTTGTCAGAAACTCAACTTGTGCCATGAGATTATTCTCAACAGGACGATTTAATTGAGTAATCTTTTCTGTTCCATCAGTATAAGCAATACCATATTGACTGCCCTTT